GAATCAGATGTTGCTGCAGTTATGGCTACTAAAGCAACTAATATCAACGGTGGAATGTTCGAATCTATGGCATTAATAAATGCACCAGTCGATAAAAGATATGATGAAATTCCTGAATGGAAGGACAGTAAAAATATATTAGATAAAGATCAGCTGATTTTATACGGAATGATAGGACTTGCTGGGAAAAGATATTATCAGTCATTACATTATGCCGCTCTATCAATGTCTGTTGACAACGAAAATGATGGAATACCTTCACAGTCTCCATCGAATTATAAGTATAAGATGGATTCATTATTATATAAAAATTCTCAAGGAAATTTTGAAGAAATAATACTGGATAGGGAAACACAGGCTAACTTCCTGAATAAAAATGGAGTGATAACGGCTATTAGTTTCAAAGGTTGGAGAAACTGGGGAACCGAAACAGCTAAAAATCCATTAGCCACTGATCCAAAGGATAAATTTTCTTATTCAAGAAGACTGTTCAAATATATTGGAAATGAGCTTGTAATAAGTTATTTCGACAGAGTGGATAAGAAATTTTCTTTAAAATTAGCAGAAACTGTTACAAAAGCAATGAATATTAGACTTAATTCATTAGTGTCTACCGAAAACTTATTATCTGCAAGTGCTGAACTATCAGTTTCAGACAATGATGTTATTAATATAATAAACGGAGATATAACTTGGATAATAAAGTTAGGAATAATTCCAGGATTAAAATCAATGACATTTAAGAAAAAATATGATGTGGATGCATTAACGGAATTTGCTGAAAAATTAAAAGGAATAGGAGGATAGGAGTATGAGTCAGACAAAAATACCAAATGGGCTTATAAATGCTTTGCTGTATATTAATGGAACTAACAGCTTAGCTGGAATTTCTGAAGTAGAGCTTCCGAAAATAGATTATGCAACAGTTACTACTGAACAACTAGGATTAAGTGCAGAATTAGAAGTTCCATTAATGGGACATTATAAGAAACTAGAAGCAAAAATAAAAATGGATTCCGTTGATGACACAATGATAGGGCTTAATAACATGCAACCTATGATGTTCGAGTTAAAGGGAGCTTATCAGTACATGGATAAAGTAACTCATGGAGCAGGACTTGGAGATTTTGATGCAACATTTAAAGGAATGGTTAAAACTATAGATGGTTTAAAAGCCAAACCTGGGGCAAAAATTGAAACAAGTATTGATATAGCTTGTACATATTATAAATTAACATTTAAAGGTAAAAAGATAGTTTATATAGATGTACTGAACAATATTGCGGAAATAAATGGTGAAGACAATAATCAGTTAAGAAGACATTTAGGAATGTTTTAGGAGGTAAAAAATGGCAGAAATAGTTAAATTAAATCAGGAATATACTCTTGATGGAAAAAAATATAGAGAAATTGAATTGGATTTTGAAAGCTTGACAGGAAAAAAATTGTTAATCGCTGAAAGTGAATTTAAAAAAAGAAATAGAGGAGCAGCTGTAAAAGAACTTGAAGATGGATGGTTACTTACTGTAGCTGAGAAAGCCAGCGGAATAAAATACGGAAGTTTGCTTGAACTAAAAGGAAAAGATTATATAAAAGTAATAAATGCAGCAAGAAATTTTATAGTAGTCTCGGATTCCGAAGAGACTACTGCAGATACAGGGAACGAGGGAGAAATGAATCAGAAAGAGATTTTGGAAACAGAGTAAGTCAAAATATACAGTTACAGGATATAGTGACTGATTTGTTAGAAGTCTTGAATATGAAAAATGATTTTAAAAGCAGTCTGAATATAAGCTATGAAACATTAATGTCTTGTAGCTTATATGAACTGACTGGTTACTGGAGTATAAGGGCAGAGGAATTAGTTCAGGAAGCTGAAATACGGTATGAAAATAGTAAGGAATAAAAAAAGGATGACATCTAGTCATCCATTCCAGATTTAATAGTTATATAAATCATAATAGCTAACAACACCAACAAAAAGAAACCGAATGTCCCTAATGCACTAACTATTATAACTGCTGAAATAATAAAGAAGAGCATGCTAAATGGAACTCCCAGAAAAAGGGCTATAGGAGTAATAATAGCAAAAAGTATTTTTTCCCAAAGTTTAAATTTATATTCTTCGTTTCCTCTATATATTCTGTTTTTAATTTTTTTCATATTAATCACCTTTTTTAGTTTTATATAAATATTATACAACTTAAATATAAAAAAGACAATAGAGAGGAGGAAAAAATGTCAAAAATGATGGAACTAGGTTTTGTGATTACAGCAAGCACATTGGGAGCAATGGCTGGATTTGCAAAATTGAGTAGCGGATTACAGAAAGTTAAAGATGATACGGATAGTCTTGCTAAAACTGCTAAAAAACTAGATACTTTTGACAAAGCAAGGGAAAGATTGAATCATTTGAATAGTGAGTACATGAAATCTTCAGAAATGTTAAAAAAATTAAAAGAAGAATATGCTCGTACTGGAAAAGGAAATGCTGAATTTGCAAAAAGAGTAAAAGAAGCTGAAACTCACGTTGCAAGTCTGAATAGACAAAAACAGGCACAAGAACGTACATTCCAAAGAGCTCGTAGTTCAATTGAAGAAGAAGGTCATAGTCTTAAAACTTATAGAGAAACACTTGCTAAAGTGAATAAAGAACTAAAAATAAATGAAAATTTAAAAAAAATACAGGCTAGTCATGATAAAAAAATGGCTTTTCTTGATAAATCACAGCAATATGGAGATAAAGTATTAAGAAGAGGAGCTATAGCAGGAGCTGTAACATTAGCACCTTTAAAAATTTATATTGATGTTGAGGAATCACAGGCAGATTTGAGGAAAATGCTTGGAGATGAAGCACAGAAGTATTATGGAGCATTGAGAGAAATTTCAGATAATTCTCCTTTAAGCCAGCCGGAAGTTTTTGAAATAGCTGGATCTTTGGCACAATCTGGAGTAGCAAGTGAAAATCTTGTTGAATTTACTAAAAAAGCTAACCAGCTTAAAGTTGCTTTTGATATTACTACACAGGAAGCAGGGCAATTTCTAGCTAAAACAAAAGAACAGCTTGGACTGACTAAAGAGGAAATGTTTTCATTTGCTGATACTATCAATTATATGTCTGATAATACTGCCTCTACTGCGTCACAATTAGTAGATTTTTCTCAGAGAGTAGGTTCAGTAGCAAGAACTGCTAATGTATCAAAAGAAGCAAATATTGCATTAGGAGCAACTCTTATTGCTACTGGAACAGAAGCAAATGTGGCTGCAACAGGAATAAAACAGTTATATTTGGAACTCGGAAAAGGAGCAGACACTAAGAAGAAAGCTAATGCTTTATCTTTTTTAGGAATAAATGGAGAAACTTTGGGACATGATATGGCAAGAGATGCAGAGGGAACTATTTTAAGTGTACTTGAAAAAATAAAGAGTTCCCATGCCGGAGATAAAATTGGGCTACTGATAGATATATTTGGCGAACAGGCAGCAAACAGTATAGCAACATTGGCAAATGATACTGATAAATTAAGAGAAAATTTATCAAAAGCTAAATCTGAAATGGCAAATGGAGCGGTTGAAAAAGAATATGCTGAACGTATGAAAACATTAGGAACACAGTTAAAGGTAGCAAAAAATCAGCTAATGAATTCTCTGGCTGATGTAGGTTTAGCATTAGCTCCTTCTATAAAAAATTTATTGACAGCAACTAAACCAATACTTGAGAATATAGCGACTTGGATAAAACAGAATCCAAAGTTGACTAGTGGATTAATGAAAGTTATAGGTGCTTTTGCTTTATTTAATATAGGAATGGGAACTATTTTGAAGACTGGATCTCCAATGCTAAAATTTATATTTACAATTTTTACTACTTTCAATAAATTGAAAGCTGCAGGAGGAATTGTAAAAGGATTTTCTAAAGTATTTCCAACGTTATCTAAAATGGGAGGATTATTAACAAATCCATGGATATTAGCAGGAGCTGTAATAATAGGAATATTTGTATTGTTATACACTAAATCCAAATGGTTCAGGGATGGAGTAAATAATGCTGTAAAGCAGATAATACCACATGTTAAAGAGTTAGGACGATTACTTAAAGAATATTTAGGTGTTGCTATGACATGGATATCAAATAAAAGTAAATCTGCTGGTGAAACTATGAAAAAAGTTTGGAATACATTGAAACCAATACTTTCTGTAGTAGGGAAAATAATTAAAGTTATAATAATAACTGCGATTCAATTTGTGATTTTTAGAATAAGAAGCATGATGGCAGATTTTAAATTGATTGTTACCGTAGTTAAAGGCGTATTTAATATGGTCAAAGGGATTATAAAAGCAGCTATTGGAGTAATAAAAGGAATTTTTGGAATCTATGTAGCATTTGTAACTGGAAAATGGAATGAAATTCCTAAAATAGCACAAAGTGCATGGAATATGGTTAAAAGTGGAATAAGTAATTTTGTGGAAGGTGCTAAAGGAATTCTAAATGGTTTATTTAACTGGTTTGGTGACAAATGGAATGCTTTAAAAAATTTAGTGACAAATAATCCTATTACTGTGAAAGTGAAAGAAACTTGGGATAAAGTAACTGGTGGTGGACAAGGAACCCCACAAAAATGGACAGGAACAAATTATTTTGAAGGTGGACTTACAACAGTTGCGGAACGTGGAGCGGAAATGATTAGAATTCCAGGACAGTCTCCATTTATTGCACAGAGTGAAATGCTGATGAACTTGCCGAAGGGTACTGAAATACTCAATGCTTCTAGGACGAAAAATACACTAAGGGACAGAGTAAACAGAATAAAAGAAAGAGCTTCTAGTTTGGGAAGTAGTGGCTCAACTGTTGTGGGGGGAGACACTATAAATATCACAATTAATACCGGAAATAATTCTAATGCAAATGATATAGCAAGAGAAGTCAGAAGAGCTTTGGCTGAAATGAAAAATAAAAAAGAAAGGGTGGCGTTTAGATAATGAAGACAAGAGTTTACAGAACTGTCAGTGGGGACACGTGGGATTTAATAGCTTATAAAGTCTATGGAAACGAAAAATACTTTCATAGGCTAATAAGGAATAATCTTAATTTGATAGATGTATCAATATTCCCTGCGGATATTCCTGTCATTATCCCTGAATTTGTTGAAGAACTGGAACAGGAAATTCAGGAAAACAAATTGCCACCTTGGAAACGAGGTAAATAATGCCATTAGCAAGAGGAATAAAGGTAATAGTGATATTTAACGGGGTGGATATATCTGAGGATATATCTCATTCCATTTCGTCTCTTAACTACACTGACAACAGTAAGAATGCCATAGACGACCTTGAGCTGGAACTGGAAAACATGGATTATCGTTGGTTGAAGGAATGGTATCCGGACGAAAATGCTCAGTTAATAGTCGGAATATACGAGGATAACGGAAAAGATGGAAGCTTTCTGGACATAGGGACATTTTATATTGATGAGCCAACATTTGATAATGACAGGTTAAATTTAAAATGTATAGCTATCCCGTTAGATGGAAATATACGTGATCAGAAAAATACTAAAGCTTGGGAAATGATTACATTAAAAGAATTGGTAACACAGATTGCAACACAGCATGAAATGAATGTAGAAATTCATGCAGATAATGAATACTATAAAAGGCTTGATCAGGAGAATGAAACTGATTTAGCTTTTATAGATAGAGTCATTAAAGAAACTGGACTAAGTATGAAAATATCTGATGATACTATTATTATTTTTGATGATGACAATATAAAAGATAATGAAGCAATTGAAAAATTTAATATCCGAGATAGCCGAATCCGTAGTTTCAGTTTGAAGAAAAAGAATAAAGGAATATATGACAAAGTGGAAGTGTCATATTATGATCCTGACAAGAAAAAATTAATTAGAGAAACAATGACTAAAGAAGAACTCGAAAAACGGAACGAGGTGAAAACTGATGCCTGATATTTCTTATGCAGAATATAAAAAACAGAATGGGAAAAAGTCTTCCGGGTATAAAAAAGCTAAAGCAAAACTTAAAGAAAAAGCGGATAAGAAAGAAAAAAGAAGTAAAAAAGAAAAGGTAAAAAAAATAAAGACTAAAGGAAAATCAGACCCCAAAAAAGTGGCCAAAAAGACTTTAAAGGAAAATTTAAAACAGGAATATCAAGTAACTTTAACAGTTGATGGAAGCACTAAATACATGGCTGGAATGATAATTGAGCTAGACGAAAGCTGGGGTAAATTTGAAGGTAAATATGTGATTGATAAAGTAAAACATAGCATCACTGGAGACTATTCATGTGAGCTTGAGTGCATGAAAGTTGGAGCTAGAGAAAATGCTGAAAAGAATGCTAAAGCTCAGACTAAAGAAGAACAAAAGAAAAAAGAAGCAGAAAAAGAAAGAAAAAAAGCTTCTAAAAAATCTAGTAAAAAGAATAACAAAAATAACAGCAATAAGAACAGTAAAAATACTAAGACAAGTAATAAATCAAGTAATAAGAACAGTAAAAACAATCCGACTAATAGAAAAATGAGCAGGTAGAAAGGAGTTAAAATGTTAGAAATATTAAAGTCTGGGGAAGTAAGTGCAATAGATTATAAAACAGGGAAAGTAAGAGTTTTATTTTCTGCTGGTGACAATAAAACGAGTGACTGGCTTAACATTTTAGTTCCTTTTTCTGAAAGTCATTCTGACAATTATATGCTTTCGGTTGGTCAAACAGTCTACTGCTTATTTTTTCCTGAAATGATGGAGCAGGGAGTAGTGCTTGGTTGTCCAATGAGAGGTGGTTCTGCTAATGAAAATGAAGTAAAGAGAACATTTTCTGATGGTGGGTTTTACAGTTATGGCAATGGAGTTTTAACATTGAATCCGGTTTCAAAAGTTGTGATTAATGCTAATACTGAAATCAATGGAAACTTGACTGTATCAGGAACAACTGTAACAGGAGGAAATATCAATCTTAATACTCACACTCATAACGGAGTTACTGCCGGAGGAGATAAGACAGGAGGTCCTCAATAATGATAGGAAGTCTTGGAGATGTAATATTTGAAGTATCTGATAAAAAAGTATCTTCAATCAATAATGAACTGTCAAGGACATATAAAAGCAAAATATCTGAACACAACCCAATATATGGTCCTGGTATGGTAAGGCACCAAGGAAGAGAACTGATAGAAATAAGTTTTGGAATTTCTTTAATTTCAACATTATTACCTGATTCCTCTCCAGCTGAAGAGCTGGATAAAATAAAAACCATGTGGGAATTTGGAGAATATGGTTATTTAACATTTGGGGGTCAGACCTTCGGAGCTTTCCCTTTTTTGATAGTGGATATGAACGAAAAAAATTCATATTTTAACAAAAAGACTTCCAGTTTTGATGTCATAAATCTCGAATTGACGTTAAAAGAGTATATAGATAACCCAAAATTATACAATCAGATAATAGAGCAGTTAAAAGCTCAAAAAAAAGAACAGGAAAAACTCACAGAAGCGGAAGTTGAAAATGTTCAGGAAGAACAGAAAACAAAATTAGATCAGCTGAAAAATAATATAAATAAAGCAACTGAGAAGATAAATAAAACATTGGAAAAAATAGAAAAGAAAAAGGATGAAATATTAGATAAACTTGAACAGATTAAAAAAGATTATAAGGTGCATGAATTCATGAATTTATTAAGAGCTGGAATGATAACGGCTGATAAAATAAAAGAAATGACTGAGTACAGTAAGACTATGAAATCTGAAACTGACAGACAAATACTCATGAATGTAATTAGAAATTATCTAGGAGGTATTTAAGATGATATATGTAAGATCAGATCAGGAAATTAATTATGCTCCTAAGAATACTGTAGAAGAGGTAGTAACTAATGTTGGAATGCTTTTAAGAGTGTACAAAGAGGAACAGCCACTCAACCGTGATTTTAGTTTTGATAGTGACTTGATAGATAAAAATATAAATGTAGTGGAAAATAGAATAACATCTCAGTTACTTGAAACATTCAGAAAGTATGAGCCACGAGCTTTACTTAAAACTACACAGATAACAATGACAGATAAGTACAAGAATGAATTTGAAATTATACTGGGAATCGAGGTGATAGAGATTGAGTGATTTTGAAGATTATGAAGTAATTGATTCAGATGCTTGGGAAATTAAAAGGGATATGATAGACAAATTTCAGGAACTTAGCGGAAGAACATTGACTGAAGCAAGTCCTGAGACATTAATTTTCAGTACAGTTGCTTATCAGTTAGCACTGCTTGAAGAGAAATATAATGATGATATAAAACAAAATTATTTGAGATATGCCAGAAATGAAAGGCTTGACCTGAAAGGAGAAATATATGGAAACCGAGGTAAAAGGCTGGTAGAGCAACCAGCAATAGCAACTTTCAGATTTTATATATCTTCCGTACAGGCAACTGATATAGTTATCCCGAAAAGTTCAAGAATACGTTACAATGAGCTTTATTTTGAAACTAACGAGGAATATAAAATATTGAAAGGAAATCTGTCAGTAGACGGAAAAGCTACATGTAATAAAGTAGGAATAGTAGGAAATGGTATCCCAGTCGGACAAATAAAGGATATGGTGGACATTTATCCGAATTTTTCAAAAGTAGAAAACATCACGGAAAGTAATTCCGGAACAAATGAAGAAGCGGATGAAAGTTACAGGGGAAGAATAAGAGAAATTCCTGAAAGCTTTACTACTGCTGGGAGTTCAGGAGCTTATACATTTTGGGCTAAAACAGCAAGTACAAATATTATTGATGTCAAAGTTCATTCGCCATCGGCAACTAATGTGGATGTCTATATTTGGACTGACACAGGTACAGTAAGTCAGGAACTTAAGGAAAAAGTAAAGGCAGTGCTTAATGAAGAAAATGTCCGTCCTTTGACTGACAATGTGAATATCAAGGAGCCGAACAAAGTCAACTATTCTATAGATTTTGATTATTATATTGACAAGGATAATGAAACTCTTGTAAATATAATAAAATCTAATGTTGATAAAACCATTCAGGAATTTATTAACTGGCAGAAAGAAAAGATAGGCAAGGATATTAATCCGGACGAACTGATTAAAAGATTAAAAATTGCTGGAGTAAAAAGAGTAGTATTAAGAAGTCCTGCATTTCAAAAATTAGATTTTAATCAAATTGGAATAAATAATGGCATAACAAGTAACTATCAGGGAGTTGAGGAGCTATGATAACTGTACAGGATTTAAAATTAACTTATATAGCTGCAAGCTCAACTCTGACTGATGAACGTACAAGATGGATTTACGAATCTATAGATTATGCTATATCAAATCAGAAGAAAAGGATTATGGGTAAGTTTTTTCTAAACATTGATAAACTTGCAGAAACTGAGATTGATTATTTGTTATGGGAATATCATGTTGACTATGTCGGAGAAAACGCCAGTCTTGAAAATAAAAGGGAGCTTGTAAAAATAGCGGTAATAGCTCATTTCAATAAAGGAACATTAGGAAGTGTAAAAGCTATCTGTAAAATTCTTTTTGGAAATGCGGAAATAAAGGAATGGTTTGAATACGGAGGACGACCAGGCTACTTTAAAATATCTACATTGGGAGAACTTAAAGATGAAAAAGATTATCTTAAAGTACTGGATGTAGTCAATGAATATAAGAATGAGCGTAGCTGGCTTGAAGCGTTGACATTTGACAGAACTGCAGAGTTTGGAAAGTATATAGGAATATTTTCTGAAAAGCAGATAATTAATATTCTGAATGAAAGAAACTTTGAACTTCCGTGGATGGAACAGAATTTAAGTGAGGGAATAATAAATGTCACAGTAAAAGAAAATACGATAGGAATCAGATAAATAAAGGAGGTAGTATGGCTAATTATATTGGCTGGATATTGACTAACAAAGGAAGGGAACTTCTTGCAAAGGCAATAAACAATGAAACAAAAATAAATGTGACAAAATTTAAAATTGGAGCAGGATACAACACAGGAAATGACAGGGAACTGACGGATTTACTTGATAAAAGAAATGAATTCCCAGTAAACAGTTACGAAAGAAAAGAAAATGGGATTGTAGAATTTACTTTCATTGTTTCAAATAAAACTGGTACAGGAGAAAGCACTATAAGAAATTCATATAAAATTTCAGAGATGGGAATTTATGCTCAGGATGATTCAGGAACAGAGATTTTATATGCATACAATAAAGGAACAGACGGAGATTATATCCCAGTTTATAATGGAAAGAATGCTATTGATATTGTTGAAAAGTGCATTATTATAATCGATCAGGCTGCTACTTTAAATGTAACAATAGACAATTCTATGACTTACTTGACAAGAGATTCGGCAGACAGAAGATATTTGGAAATACAGGCACTAGCAAAAATTATAGGGCTTGAGTATGGCGGGAACATACAAGACGCAGGAACTAAGACAACAGGGAAGTTTTATTATGATAAGGCTTTGAAGTACTATTACGAATGTATTTCAAATAACAATCTAACATACAATGACGGATCTAAATTCAGGGCTATTTCCAACAAGCCAATTTCGGACAGATTGGAAAATTTATTCAAAGTTGAAGTTTTGTCAATGAATCAACTTTTAGGGTATCTTTCTGCACAAAATATAACAGAATGGGCAGTAACGTTACCGAGTCATATTAAAATGAACAAAATAATATCAGTTACGAACCACAACCTCGGCAGTTGGATAGAGTATAATTGTTTAGATATTCAATCAAATCGAATATTAGTAGGATGCCAAGGCAATTTATCAGCTATTCCTGCAGCTAATATAAAAATTACAGTTGCTTACTTTACCTAAAATACAAACATAACATAGATGTGCCTTCCATCTATGCTCGAGGTGTTTTTAGCAATCGAATATTGCAAAAATCCGTTTCTTGACACTCCTAAATTAACAACTATTTCACTGCTTGAGTACTGAGAAGCATTGTTTAAGTCGACTAATTGAGTGTTACCAGTATACACATTGTAAAAAACTTTGCAGGGTCTAGTCGGAAATTTTATTGTTGTTTCAAAAACTTTTCCGACCGGGATATTGTTTCGTAAACTAATTTGATGAGTTTCGAATAAATTTTCCAATTTACTCGCATAAGCTATACTAAAAATAAAAGTATAGGAGTGATACAAATGAACAAAAATTGGGAAATCTACAAGGAATATCTGAACAGTTGCATAGTGAGAAACGAAAGTGTAAAAAACACAACATATAGGACTTATGCAAACAATATGAAACAATTTATTGAGTATTTGCAACAATACGAAAATAATTATTATCTGTTGAATAAAAAGAAGTCAAAAAATATGGTTGGAATTTTGGAACGGTATATAAGATATTGCAGGGAAGTAAAAAGTAACAATGCAAGGACTATCAATAATAAAATCACAGCAATAAGTAGTTTTTACATATGGGCTGTTAAAAGAGATTTAGTTGATGTGCATCCGTTTCGGGATAAACTGGACAGGTTAAAAGTTACAGATGTGGAAAAGAGGAGAAAAAGCTATTATTTAAGCAGTAAAGAGATAGTAGAAATACAAGTAAAAATGAAAATGTCTAAAAAATATGATTTACAAGACAGGATTATATTTAATTTGATTATTGACACGGCATGCAGAATAAGTGCATTGCAATCAATAAAACTAGAAAATATTGACTTAGAGAACGGAATAATAAGCGGAATTGTAGAAAAAGAACAAAAAATAGTTGAATTTGCAATATTTGAAGAAACGATAGAGCTTATAAAGGAGTGGTTGAGATGTAGAAAAAACAGTTCAGAATACTTATTTGTTACTAAATATAGAGGAATATTCAAACAAATGAGTAAAAGCACTATAAGAGATAGAGTAAGAAAAATAGGAAAGCTTATTAGGATAGATAATTTATATCCTCACACGTTAAGAAAAACTAGTATTAATTTATTGGCGGAAGTCGGTGGGATTGAATTAGCAAGTGAATTTGCTAATCATAATGGAGTAGATGTTACTAAAAAGCATTATATCAAAAAGGCTACTGCAGCAGAAAGAAAGTCGAAATTACTTGAAATGAGAAAGAAAATTGGATTTTAAGGAGGAAAAGTAATGATAGTTTATATTTATTTGATAGCAACACTGGAGAATATAGCACAGCCTGTTGTGACAACTTTTGAGGAATTCAAAGAAAAACCAGTAATTTTTTACCCAGACTGGGATAATGAAACAATGAAATATTCTGCTGTGCTTTTACAAAATCCGGTAATTGATAAGGTAACTGGAGAAATAAGAGAAATGACTGAGGCAGAGAAAGTGAAAGCAGGACTTATAACTCTTTCAGATGGACAGTACTTGGATGGCGAGGAAATAAAGACAGTACCTCAACCAAATCCATATAGTACTTGGGACAACAAGAATAATACTTGGGTAGAGGATAAGGCAGAAAAACTGAAATATTTAAAGGAGTTGAGGTATCAAAAACAACAAGAGTTTGTTAAATATAAGAAAGAGCTAGAAGAAAAAGAAGAAGAAAAAACAGAATTTGAAAATCTAGGCTTTGACATAACTGAAACTGAGGAAAGGATAACAGAGATAAAGTCCGAAATGGATTTGATAAAGACAGAAATAACAAAATTAACAAAAGAAATTAGAAAATTAGAAAAGGAAGTGATTTAAATGGATAGATTCAAAAAATTTTTAGATTATATTTTCGAAGTTGAAGGAGGCTATACTAATGACGAGAATGATAGAGGTGGAGCAACAAACTTTGGGATAACACATTATGACGCTAAAAAGTATCTTGGTTATACTGGAGATATGCGAGATTTTAAAAAGTCAGATGCAGAAAAAATATATGAAAAAGTATACTATCGTGGAAATCATATTGACAAAATAACAGATGATAGAGTGGCTTTATCAATATTTGACTGGGCTGTTAATTCAGGAGGAAAAGGAATTAAAAAAGCTCAGATTGTAGCAAATAAATTTGGAGCTAATCTGATTATAGATGGAATAATAGGAAACAAAACACTAGAAGCAATAAATGCAATAGATCCTGAAGCATTTTTAAAGGAATATCATGAAATGCAGAGAACTTTTTATAAAAATCTTGCAGCAAAAGATCCTTCACAGGAAGGATTTTTAAAAGGATGGCTCAATCGTGTAGAAATAAAAGAAGAACATATTGAAAAGGTGATGTGAATGAATATTGAAGAGTACAGAAAAAAAATCTGTGTAATTATAGGGCATGGTGGGAATGACTGTGGAGCAGTATCACAGGATAAAAAAGTGACTGAACTAGGATATAATACAAAATTAGCTGATGAATTAGTGGAATTGCTTGTAAATAACGGATATGAAGCTTTTACACATAACAGAGGATACTCTAAAATGGAAAATACTACTTTAATTAATAGTTTAAATCCAGATTTAGCTATATCTCTACATTGTAACAGTGCTAATACAGTTGCGACAGGAACAGAAGCAATATATTATCCAGGGAGTGTGAAAGGCAAAAAGTTTGCTGAATTATTATCTAAAAATGTTTCTGAAGCGTTAGGATTAAAAAATAGAGGTGCAAAAGAGCCTTGGCACGGGAGAGGAAGTGGACTGTTAAGCAGAACAAAAGCTCCTTGTGTTATTTCAGAGCCATTTTTTATTGACAATAACGAGGATTTGAAAAAAGCTTTTGAAAGAAAAAATGAATATATACAAGCAATAGTAAAAAGTATAAATGAATATTTTGAATTAGTTTAAGACTTAATTTTTTGAAATTTTAAGTCTAAAAAATTTTTTAGGCTCAAAAAATGGAAAAATTGAGTCTATAGAAAAAATGGCTTGTATATTTGCTCTACAATCAATTTAAAATGATTTTGGGTATAAAAAGGTCATCTGACAGAATAAAATGTAAATTTGAGCCTGTCAGGTGGCTAGAATAAAATATAAAACAAAAATAACAAAGGAGAAGATAATTATGGACAGATTAGCGGCAAAAATTTATATAACAGGAAAAATTATAGAATTAGGAAAGACATTAATTTATAAAACAGAAATATTGAGCAAAGGAAAAGCTGGAATAGAAAAATTCAAGGAAGTACATGATGGTTTTTGGAAAAAATTAGAGGATCTGCTGGAAAAAGAAAAAACAATTGACAGACCTTT